TACGGGTTACCAATTCTTCCCATGTTTCGCGTCTGTTTAATTCAGGAACGAACTTAGCGTACTTCATGTAAACAGTTAAATCTGACAATATCCTTTGTGATGCGTCCATAATTCTTCTTTTTTTTTTAGTTTATATTATTGTTTTTGTTCTTCTCTTTGTTTTCTCTTTTCTAAGAGTTCTTTAACTCTATCACGTTTTCTTTCTTCTTGTTGTTCTTCAAAACCTAAGAAAGTTACTGAACTTTCAGTATCTATTTCAAGTAGTTCGTTGTTGAACTTACAGTTCTCAAACACAACCCCATCTTTACCAATACGTGATTTGGTAATTGCTATTGTCGCCAAGTTCATTTCTTTTTGTTGTAGACTTTTCGCAACAGAAATAATAACGTGTCCAACTTGTGCCTTCTTAATAGAACCACCCATTTGGTCTGTAGTAACAACATCAGAAGATATTGAACTTCTATTCCCTTGGGTTGCGGTCCATCCAACCAATGATAGTTCGTGACACATCGCCTCAAAACCTCTCATTACCGACCCTTCAGCTTTCCACTCATCTTTACTTGAACTTTCAGGTACCACACAATCAATGTAATCCAAAAGAATCAAATCAATCTTTGTCCCGTCAGCAATCATTTTTCTGACTTGATTTTTGATTTGATTCATAGTCATAGTATCTGAAGGGAGTTTTTGTAAAATTAACTCGTTCTTCATTGTTTCTTGGATTTCAGTAATTTTAGCCATTACCTCTACTTTGTTTTTTACCAAGTTATCAGGTTCAATACCCGTCCAAAGTGTAAAGTGTTTACGTTGTACTATCTTTGGATTGTCTTCAAAAAATATCTGAAGTACATTGTATCCAAGATTAAACGCTGTGTTCGCAATTTTGGTTAGGATAGTTGTTTTACCGACACCTGTGGGTGCTAAGATAACGCCAATTTCTCCTTTTGCCAAACCTCCTTTAAGTAATCTGTCAATACCTGGTATACCTATTGGTATTGGATGACGGAAATCCTCATCAAGTACGGTGTCAAGGTTAGAAAAAATGTCGGTCATACCTGTCTCTCTCTCACCAACTTGAAGCGCTTCACGAACCAAACTCTCAACTTTGTCATAAGATTCAAAGTCTCCTTCAGTAATAATCTTTTGCGCTTTATCCATAGCCTTCTGAAGTTCTTGTTGTTTACAAAACTTCAATGCCTTTTCTTGAACAAACTGTGTTCCTTCAAATGGTGCGTCTTTTACTTGTTTGATAGTGTCAAGAACGATTTTGGCGACTAACTCTTGTGAAATTTCAGATTTTACTATTTGTTCAAGAGTATCAAAGTTAGGGGTAGAATGATATTTTGAGTGATACTCCTTTGTCATTTGCAAGATAATTTTAAAGTACTTATTGTCAAAATAAACACTTTCAATAACATCCATAATTGATGTTGAAAATTCTTTATCTACAATAAGTTGGTTTAAAAGTTGTATCTGGAAAGTATTCCCTAAGTAATCAAAATTCTTGTTCATATATCGTTTTTGTAATCCCCTGTTTTATTAAATATTTAATTGTTTAAGTCAACGCCCAAATATTCAAAACTTAATTTTTGTTCTGAAAAAATGTCAGTTAGTTCACGGAGAACGTCTTTCAAAAATGGTCGTACGTCAACGGTATAACGAACTTTCGGTGGAAATAATTTTCCGTCAAAATATCTATGACAAATTGTCTGTTCTCCAATTCTAACATAAAGATTGAATTGTTCACTACCTTCAGTAAATGAAGTGTCGAGAATTGCGGGGTCATTAACAATTGCATCTTTATTATCAATCATATAGATAATTGTTTTCATCTTTAAATGATACTGAAGTTCTTCTTTCAATTGTCTCATAAAGTAATACAATTCCACTGAGTTTTTTGCCTCAGGATTGAACCCTCTAACGTTAAAGAATCTCTGAACTACGATGTTGTCATTCAACGTCAATAGGAATTCCATTTTAGTGCTGTCTTGCTCTTTCATAATTTAATTTTTGTTTGTTATGTTTCTTTTTTCTTTTCTTGTTAATTTCATAAATGGTTTGAGGAAGTTGACCCAAGCTTCGTCATTCTTGGGTAGATATTTAAAAAGACCATCTTCCATCATCATTCTCATTAAGTTTTTGTAACCCCTATCTGTAGGGTCTATCGTGTCGGTTAAAATCTGTTCCACCAATTCTTTTCCATCGTCAGTAATTAAAGGGTTTGTAAGGTCAACTATCTTTTTGTTTCTTGTGTAAAACTCTTCACCAAGTATAGTTGATTTTGTTTTACCTGTCAAAAGATTTGTAAATGTTTTTGAAGGTTTATTTTGTATGAGATTTCGTGCATAATCCAAGATTTCTTCTACAGTACAAGGTTTTTCCTGCACCTGAGGGAAAAATTTAACTAAAGTTTTTTCTCCAAGTCCTTGGATTCCATCGATATTATCGGATTTGTCACCCGTGAATATCTTTGTTAATAATACATTGTAGTGAGGTATGTCTACTTTGTTCAGAGATATCATATCTCCGTTTTTAAAGTATTGTTTTGTGATAGGTGAGTAGATTGTCACATCCGCTGAGATAAGCTGTGTAAGGTCCTTATCTGCAGAAAAAATAATAATTTTTTCGTCTTTAGATATCTTACAATAATAAGCAATAAGGTCATCCGCTTCATTGTCATGTATTTCGACCTGTCTTACAAATATCTCTTCAAGATATTGTTTGATTCGAGACTTCTGATACAAATACGATTCGTACTTGTATTCATTCATATCATCTTGTCGTCTGTTTGCTTTATATTGGGGGTATATGGATTTTCTGATGGATGAATTAGAATCACCATCCCAAAACACAACAACTTTATCATGGTTGTGTTCGTCAAGGAATTTGCGGAGTACACTCACAAAGTGAAATACTCCGCCCACATGAGCTCCGTCGTTAAACACGTCCTTTGCTCCGTGGAATCCTATCTTAAATAAATTATCTCCGTCTACTAATAATGTTTTAATCACGTTTGTGATTTATAATGTGAAACAATATACTAATCCTCTTTTTCTTCTTTTAAATCAAAATCTAAAGATGCAACTCCAAGAATATTTTTCCAATAGTCGGCATATTCTTTTTTGTAAACCTCAATTGATATCTTTTCTTCTGCAGCTTCTTTTCCTGCTAAGAACCCGTGTGGTGTTACAATTATCTTTCCATCTTCATAACCCAATCCATTGATGTGGTTTTTCATAACAGAAACTTTTGTTCTAATTGCAAACTTAACACTTCTCTTGTCTTTGGTTGCGGTAATCTTGTTTGTTCCCGCACCTTTTTGATTACCAAATAAAAATACCAACGATGAGTTTAACCAAATGGCCTCACCACCCTTAGCTTTAATTTTTGGTTGACCAAATGGATTGTCAGGTAATTCAACCCAAGGTTGATTAACAATAACCAATGTGTTTTCATATTTTGAATCAGATTTACGAGAACCTGAAATACGTTGGTTGATACCCATACCAATTTTGTCTGCAAGTGTAGATGCGTTGTGTTGTTTACCCCCTTTACCTTCAAAGGTCATCTTACAAGGAACTGAACCTACAGAATCCCATAAGAATAATAAACTATAATCCAACTCACCTTTTTCTTGCGCATCCAACAAACTATTGATGTAGTCGGTGATTTGCTCAATGTAGTTGAAATTGTTATTGAAGATGTAAAAACCATCCCAATCCAATTCACCTGTTGATTCGTCAACAACTTCTTCACAATCAAATCCCATAAGTTTTGCGTGTTCAAAAGACCATTTCTGTTCTGTAATAATGAATACAGGTAAAATACCTTTCTTCTGAGCATCAACGGCAGTTTTAACTAACGCTGTAGTTTTTCCTGTATCTGAGTGACCCAAGAACATATTTAAATGTCCGATTGCGGGGCCAGGTAATCCAACCGCATCTAAGAAATCTTGTCCTAAGTCAAAAAATCTTTGGGGCTTGTATTTTGCAGAAGTTGAGAATTTCTTCTTAACTGAACTAAAATCGTTTTTCTTTATTGCCATGTGTGATATAAATTAAATCATGTATGGTACCATACAAGATACCATACATGATGTGTTTTGTTTTATTAGAAAGGTAAATCTCCGTCAACCTCGTCATTCGCTTGAGGGTCAACAATAGGTGCTTTTGTTTCAGCCTTTTTAGCTCCACCCATAGATGTTGTAGATTCGGTGTCGTTACCATATACATAACCACCTTTATCACTATCCCATTTTGGTGTTTCTCCACGAGCGATTGCTTCAAGATAGTCAACAGGTTTTTTAGAATATACATCCAACCAAGTCAACTCGTCATTAATCCAAGAATTACCTTGAACCTTTTCTTCGTGTATTGCTGTTGGGTCGTCATACATAATTGTAGAAATACTTGTATATTCTTTACCTGCAGGTGTTTTAGATTTTGTTAATTCAATGATAAGGTCACGTCCTTTTTCAGGGTCAGTAATGTCACCTTTGTTTCTCCAAATTGGAATGATTTTATCCAAGATACCATCATTCTTATAGTTGTGTTTAAATCTCCAAAATTTAACACCGTCTTCTTCGTGGTCTCTATCAATCACCTTAACGATGTAGAATTTACGAGACTTGTATTGTTTTGCTAATTCTTTATCAGATTCTTTACCTGTTGACATTAATTCTTCATAAACCTCATTTAAAGGAGAACGCTCATTGTCATTCTTTCCTGGGTCGTAAAATTTTTGCCATTGTCCACCTACTTGGATTTCGTGGTACCATGCTTCTTTGAATGGTGAAGAACCATCTGATGTAGGTAAAATACGTACTCTACGTTGTCCTGATTTCTCTTTGTCACTAAGAATACAAGCGAAATACTTTTTCATTCTTTCGTCTTGTGACATTTTGTTTTGGGCCCCGCCCCCTTGTTGTGCTTTTTCGTACTGTGCCAATACGGCGTCTAATGAACTCATCATGTTTTTTATTTTTTAAATTGTTATGTAAATATAGTATAGTTTTCTGGATTTGTCAAATAAAAAAACCACCCAAAAGGTGGTTTTCATTAATGTCTAAATTAATATTATTTGTATTTATATTCGTCTTTGAATCCATTTCCTTGAAAAGAACTTTTGATATCGTTAACGTTAATGTCTGTAACATCATCAGGAGTTAAAACATAATCATTTTTTCCTGTTTTTTCCATCTCTTCTTGTTTGTCGTCAAAAAATTGTGAAAGTTTTTGGTTAAATGGATATGAATCATAACTTCTCAACTCTAATTTTTCTTGAGGTGTCTTTTCTCTGTATTTCTCAATTTTGTTTTCAAGAGCATTAAGTTTATTCATAATTGCATCCATCTCACCTAATCTTGATTCTAATTTATTTAATTGACCAAATAAATTTTCAAAATAGTCATCTTGTTTAGATTGAATATCTTTTTGAGCGGTAACTAATTCTGTGATGTCTAATTCTTCTGAATCAGATGATTCATCTTTCTTTTCATCAGATTTACCCTCATCATCAATTTTTTCAACATCAGGGTCATTTTCAACATCAATTGGTTCAGACCCACCTGTTGGCGGTGGTGGAGGTGTTGCAGCAACATCTGCAGGAGGTGGTGGAGGTGTAGCTCCTGCTTCAGGTGCTAATGCACCTAAATCGGCAGGTACTTCCGCATCTTGCTCCATTATATATTTATTGATACTTCTGTATCTATTAATTTCACTTAATATTTTTTTATCTAAACTCATAGTATTAACCGTTTAATAATTGTTTTATACCGTTAGCAGTTTCAACTCTAACTTTTCTGTTGGCAGTTGTTTGGTGTCCGGCTCTTTCAATAAGACCGTCTCTTTCTCTTACAGTATAACAATCTCCTGTATCTAAGTCACAAACTTGTTTAGTTCCATCACCGTTGTCTTCTTGGGAGAATCTTGTTGATTTACCAAGATAATTATCTAATGCTGATTTAATATCCATAATAATGTTTCTATATAAATATATGATTAAGTTATAAAGTGAATGGTGGTCCAACAACTGTTTGAGTTAATACCTGACCATTTACCGGTGACTTAAGTCCATAAGGTCTATACTTAACAATTAACTTGAAAACACCTTTACCTGTTAAAGTATATTCATATGTATACCTTGTTTGAGTATCTACCAATCTACTTGAAGATGCTTTATCACCATCCGAATCTAAAAAATATATTTCAACATAATTTTGTTCTTGAAACGATGGGGTATTAAATTGGAATGTAATATATCCATTGTTATCTGGTTTTTTAATGTTAAAAAACTGAGGTCCATTACCTTGTAAAGTCGGACTTTCACCAATTAAAACAATTGATGCCGCAACTTCCGCAAATGTTGGGATTGTTGTTTGTGTTGGTCTAAAATCAAAATTAAATGATTGTGTAACATCCTGTATGTTTATTGCTCTATCTGTAGGTGATGCAACTATTGTAAATTTAATTTGAGCCGTCTGTGTTGGTGTAATAGGACTTACCTTAAATTCTTCAATAGGATAACTTACTAATATAACCTGTAAATTTTCATGTGTTATATTAAACACATTTTTCGAAACATATCCTATAATTGGTATTGTTACAGTTCTATTTAATGTTTTTGTTTTGAGATTATTAACAACATTATTGTCATAAACAGAAACTACCATTTCAACAGTTTGGTCTAATGTCCAAGTATTTTTGTTTAATACTTGAGGATTAACTCCAACCATCAAACTTGATGTTGATCCGTTTACACCTATTTGTGTATTTTCTATTAATGTGACAGGACCTGTTTGTTGTGGCTGAGTGTTGGTGTTGTTTGTATTATTTGGTATTGGAGTCACTTGAGATGGATTATAGGTAAATAATCCTGACGTTACTGTACTACCATGAATTCCTCTAACAATAATCGGGGTTTGTTGAATATTTGTTAATCCATTATTACTAAAAGGAACGACAACACTAATATTAAACGCATTTAAAATGGTTATACCTGTAGTTGTGGTTACGTTATTTATTGTAATACCCGTTACCTCATCTAAGTTGTTACCAACAATAGTTAAAATAGTACCACTAACACCTGTTAATGGTGAGAATGATGTTATTGTTGGAGGTGGACAAGACGGTACCACATTTGTAGTTGTGTTTAAATTATTTGCTGGTGTTGTAACACCAGCCAAAGTGTTATTATTTTTTTTCTTTTGGTTTGTAGTTGCAACTTTTAATTCTGTAGTTGCCTCAACATTTAATCCAGCAACTCCTGCAGATTTAAACGCTTTGTTAAATGTCTCCTCTAAAGTTGTAAATTCCGAAGTATGTGAATCATAATAAGATTCTTCAACATTAGAAACAGGCCAATGACAAACATAGTATTTGGTAATACCCATTCCGTCAACAAACACTTGGTTAATTCTTGGTAATAATCTAGCAATCATAAAATCAAAAAAATCTCCAATTGTATTAAAATTTGCAACTGGTTGTGACGTTTTTGTTCCTGTTGAATTTGGAATGTTAACACAAGAATATTTTTTAGGACTAAAATATCCACTACCTGTTGGACCGTAGTCTGTTGTTAACGTTACGTTTGCATAATTGTTGGCATATCCATAAAACTTAGTTTGGTCAAATGTTTTTGCATAACATATCATGTAAATAAGAACTTGTAACTTAGGATTACTTGTTTTCTTTTCAAGTTCCTTAACAAAGTCATCTATAGTAATACTCATTGTTGTTGATGATTGAACATCTCCAAAACTATTATATGCAACCGCTAAATTATTACGACATGAATTTTGAGCGGCGGCGGTACTACCGCCAGCCTGACTAATATATTTAGACTTATCAACGTTTGTAATTGCCTTGGCTGTAACATCATCTTTAGAGTTTTTAACAAGAGATTCAATTTTAGTTAATAAGTTTTGATTAATACTTTGTAAGAAATTATTAATTGATGGTAAATCGTATATTCCTTGTCTAGTACCTGTAAATGATGTTTGAAAGTTACCCGCGGTTATTACATGGTCAACTTGTGTTATAAAATAAGGTCCGTTAAACATTGGTACATGTCTAAGATTAAAATACATTGTTGGTTGTAATAAAGCATTACCTAAACATCTAACAGTACATTGATAACTTCTTTGTTTATATAAATTGTATAAACCAACATTTTGTGTTGCGGTATTTTTACCGTTGTATTGATTAACCATATTTAATTGTGTCTGTATTGACTCTGAAGTTGCTTTACCAGAATCCATATTAACATCAATTGAATAAAATATGTTTTGATTTCTATTCCCAACATCAACATTAAACCCAACACATTTGTTTGAGATAGCATAATCTTTTTTACCCGCAGGGTTCTCAATTAAAGGGTTATCTGAAGCCCTCCTTAAATCAAACGCATCATCTCTAAATCTTGAATTTCCTTTAGGTAAATCTAAGTGTGTTGATGGTTGTCCTGCATAAAAACAAATCATTTTTGGCCCTGATTTTCTATAATCAACATTTAAAAATGTCCCCCACATATTGTCCGCAAATTCTAGACTACCTTCAGGTTGTGGTATTGTTGTACCATCAACTTCTTGTATATTATAAAAATTAACATAAGCAGGAAGTGGCATAACATTAAATTTATTTTTAATTAAAATACCACTCATAAATGTGAATACGCTCATCTCCATGTTAAGTGAATTTTCACTCAACATATTTTTTAAATCAAAAATATCAATAATAATAGTGTCACCAATATTTCTTGATGCTCTATCTAAGAACATAACATCTTCAAATAAAGTCTTAGATGTATAATCAGAACCTGCAATCCATTTGTCATTTAACGCTTTGAATACTTCGTAATTTTCTACCTTACTTTGTTGTCCATCAATAACACTTTGAATCGCTCTTTCGGGTAATTCTTGTTGGTTAGGTAAATCTTTCCTAACTCTAGTTAATATTTGATTTAATACGTTATTTTGAAAATTTGAAGTTAAACCTAAGTAAGTTTGAACCCTACTTTTAAATTCAGTTCCTGACAATGTTGGTGTATACAGTTTTTGAGTTGCATACATTTTTATAATTGGTGCTAACAATACTACATTGTTTTCAGTAAATTCAATATCATTATCAATAAAGAAATCTGTAATGTATGAACCGTTATTATCGTATGTCAAATTTGGTATTGTTGAAAACCCAACTTCGGTTTCCAAAACTTTCCAAGCATTAGGGTATCTTGATTTAGAAACATCTAAAGTAATTGTATTTAATGATGATGGTAAACTATTTTTAACGTATGGATTAAATATTATTGGGTCAACAACATCGTTGTTTCCACCACCTTGAGCAAGGTATGAGGCCATCACTCTTCTATTATAATCCGCAGGATTACCGTATTTTAAAATCACATCATACTCTAAAAACGCTTTAATAGTGTTTGAAAAAATAGTTAATTGTGTTTCCCCAATTGTTTTAAAATATTCTCCATTAGTAATCGAACTTTCCTTACCGTCAATCTCCATCATATTTGTAAAAAGATACTGAAAGTTTCTAAATAACGCATTTGAGTCAACAGGTGAAACCCCTATTGGTACCGCAACTTGTAAACCTAAATCAATATTTGAGGCTGGTTTACAAAAGTTTAAAAATTCATTTTCAAATTTATCTAAAATACTTTTATCAAAAACTGAAAATATTTCTTCAATCTTAGAATAATCCGAATCCATCAATAATTTAAATGGAGATTGTTGTTTGGTACCAGTTTCAATTTTATTAATATAGGAGTCAGCTTGCGGTTTTGAAATTTGGGTATTATCAAAATAACCGTAGTTTGGTGATGACCATAATAATCTAACAGAACCATTATAAATGGATGGGTTATCAATAAAAATACACTTAGGTTCGTTATTAATTAAACATTCACTTTTTACTTGATTGATTTGAGAACCAAATGATGGTACCACATAATATTTTAAAGCGGTTGTATTGTTGCTTGGGTTACATGCATTTCCAACGTCTGTTGGGTCAATAGTATTATTAGGTAACACAACAGACCAAGTTTGTATGGTTGAGTATTGCGTAGGCGTAATTAAAGGAAATACAATAGTTTGAGCATTAATGTTTGAATCTGTAAAGTTATAAACTTTAACACCTCTATCAATACTTTCTTGTATTTCAGTGTCAGTATATCCACTATATAAATTATATCCATTATAAAAAACATTAAAATCATTAATTACTTTTGGATAGAATCCTGTTTGAATTTTGGTGATATTATTACTAACATTTTGTAGTGTGATTTTATTTTCACCATCAAATTTAAAAGTATATGTTTTTGTGTCGGAACTTGTTACTGGATCAAAATTTGTTTTGTAATCAAAGTTTTTCCAAGCAGACTCTAGTATATCAGTATTACTATTAATATAAGTCTTATATCTATACCATATTGAACCCATTTTTAATACCCAAGCATATGGCATTTTATGAATTGCACCAAACTTTTTAAAACAAGATGCAATATAATCTAAATCACTTGACTCACCATTAGTCTTATATTTTTCTTTTAATGATGCTAATGGTAAAGAATTAATAAATAGATATGCCGCTTGTGTGTATGGATATGGGTCTTTCCTTCTCCAATTATTAACACCATTCTGAATTGCATTTATAAAATACGGAGTATTCAACATTGATGTTGTTGTTTCAATTAGAATGTTTTTACTAGGTGAAAAATAATTAACATATCCTTCAGTAGGTACAAAAAATGTAGGGTCTTTTCTTATTAAATAAAAACTATCTAACCCTATTGAAGTTATTTGGTTTGTTGGATTAGAAACTTTTAAATAAGAAAAATTAGTTACAGGTCTATTTTTACTATAATTATAAACACTATTAAAATTTGAAATAACATCTCTATCTTCAAAAACAGTTAATACTCTATTTGTGTTATATACAAAATTTTTAGTATTCGTAATACTATTTGCCATGTGTGTTGCCACCCATGTTGGGTCAGTAAATGGATATGTATCAATGATTATTGGTTCATTTGTTACATTTTTAACTAATTGTAATAACCCATCAGTATTTGTTGTTGTCTGTGGTTCTTTACCTAAATCAGTTAAACTTAAAATATTAAAAGAATTTTCGGTTAGATTTCTAATATATGGTGTTACAAAAAAATCTCTAATATAATCTTGATATGCTCTACCCGTTCCTTGGTTTGAAATATTTTCTAAAAAAGATGGGTAATTTTGTGCAGTAATATCATAGTTTTTAAGTTTTAAAGTTAAAAATGGTGAACTAACTCCTAAGCTAGTTACAACATTATTAGTTTCGGCACTTACAATTAATTTTGTTAGTTGGTCTATTTGATTGTTATTTGCCCTAATAAACCCAGAGTAGTTTGAGGTTAGAAATTGTCTTTCCCATATTTCATAGAAAAATTTAATTTCTTCTTTATTTGCATACGCAATACCTTCTGACGGATATTCAATAGCGTTTACATTAATAATGTTTGTCGTTGCCTGACTATCTATAGGTGGTTGGGATACAGGTGGATTAAATTTTTGAGTTAATCCTCTCATGTATTCCTCAACAAACTCAACCTCTGGCCATTTTTCGTACAAATAACCTTTGGTTAAATCAACAACAGATGGGTCTGCAATATATTTTAACTGAAATCTACCCTTCTTATCTTCAGGAGTTTCCACAAAAAATTGAGGCCAAGGATACACAGGTGTTTGACCGTTAACTAACCCTTGATTAGAACTTTGAGCGGGTTGACTTATTTTAACATTACCTTCAGTCTCTGTACCTTGAGCTGAAGATGGATTGTCTAAAATCGCAAGTTGTCTTATAGGATCATATTTTACGTTCCAAGCTTTAGTGTGTACCTCATCAAGTAATCGAATAAAACCTTCGGCCGAAGCCATAATTACCGCACATATATTTCTAACGGTCGGATTAAATCCTACTTTTTCTTCTATTTTTTTCGCCAACTCGCTCGTTAACGCGGTTTCAGCTTCTGATAGTTTTTGATTTGCTTGAGTTTCCATATTAGATAATAAATCTTGAAACTCTTCAAAATTATAAAGTGGTGGATTAACAAGATATCCAAATAAACTTTCAAATTTAGTATCGACACTACTTTTTTCAAAAGACGGTTTTAAAGCCATTTGTAAACTCAACTGCATTGACTTAGTATCCGCAGTTGTTGGTAATAATTTACCTGTTTGAGATGTTGTTGTTTTTTCTAAGTTTATGTCAGTTAAAGCAACTTGTTTAAGCATAGTATTAAAAGTAATACTATTTTTAATAGGTGTTTTACCAGATTTACCTAAAGTTGGATTTTCTGCTAAAAAACTATTATACTCAATAGTATACGCACTTAAAAAACTAATTGCTTCCGCTTTTTTTGTTGGATTACTAATAAATTCTTGTTTAAAGTTATAAACTTCTTGTCCTGTCCCTTTTAGTATGATTGGTTTTGGGTTTAAATACGTGTTAAACCAAGAGTCTCTATCACCATAAACTGAGTTGTAGTAATTTTTTAAAGTCTCTTTATATGTTCTAATGTTTGTTAATGGTTCAACATCTGCTTTGGTATATTTATCCGCAATTGAATTTTCAAAAGTTAAAAGTTTAGTCATTAATTGAGCAAGCGTAAATTCAGGAAAGTCAGGACTAATTAGTCCTTTAGCCTTATATTCACTATAAACTTCAATTATTTTTTGATATCCTCTTTCTGTAACTAATTCTGTTGTTATATTTTCTGTTGATATTGACGATTCTCTTGAAACTACGTCACTTTTTGATTGAGATTCAATAGATTTGTTTGTTCCTCCTTCAGGTGATGTTGGAGATTTTGAAATATCAAATCTAGTACTGTACATGTGTGGTGCCGCAAGTAAGTTACCCATTGACACCTCATTTAAAATATTAAACTTATAACCAACAAATTCTAACTCAATTGAGTAGTTACCGCTATAACTATTAAATCTAGCATTAAATGTTTTTAAATTTAATTGGTATCTGATGGCTTGACCATAATACCCTTTTAGGGTTAAATAAAATGGACAATACGGTAAATTAAAAAATGCCGAATATGGTGAATTGTCTCCAAGTTGGAATAAAGCTCTTCCTTGAATATCTTCAAGAGACATTGATACTGATGGAACGAAAGAAGTATTTGTTTTTATATTAATACTTGTAATTCCCAATAACCCATTATCGGTTGCTTTGCCACCTGGGTCGGTTATTGTCATTTTTGCATAAGGTTTTGTACCGTTTTTTGGGTCAATAATCTGCTCTTGCATTTGATTCACCCCTAAACCATTCTTTGCGTTTTTACCAGTTAATTCATCATAATAACCCGTCGTTAAAGATTTTTCTTCAGTAGGTCTCAAAAAATTCATTTTAGCAACTGAAATAGTTCTAATTCTATCTTCAGGACTACCCCCTACCGATAGTTTAGTTCTTGGTACAACTTCAGCCTCAAGATTAGCATACATCACTAAATTTTCGTGGTCAACTAATCTTTCACGAATATTTCCAAGGGCATCAATAGTTTTATTAGGGTCAACTATAATAATATTATTATAATCAAACTCTACTAAAATATTTCCACTATTGTCTCCTTGTACATTACCTGCCATAATAATAAAAATAATTATCTAATGATGCTTTATAGTCTTGTAATGAAGGTAATAACGGAAAAGGAATAATCAATACCGCACCATCATATATATAATTTTCCAACCCACCAAATTCAGGATTTGCTTGCAAAATTAACCAACCAAAGTATGGTGAATTATAAAATTCTTGAGACACCACATCCAATCTACTTCTACCAACTTTATATATAAAAGTTTTGTCTGTTGTTTTTTGAGGTAATTGCACAAAAGGAACCACGGTTTGTTCACCGTTAATTAAAAAATCACTATATCTATTCCAATATTGGTATGCCATTAGTTAAGTTTTGCTTTAGATATAAATACCTCTGCAGGTTTTTCGTCATTCCATGTTTTATTTTTTGTGTTTTGGTTTTCAACCCAACCTAAACCTTTTATTAAATCTTTTTGAGCATTTGTATTCGCGTTTTCAGTATCATATTCAAAGTTTCTTTTTTTCTTAAGTGTGAATGGAGTATAAATTAAAAAATCTTTTAATCTTTCTTTTTCCATGTAATTTATAAACTCTTTAGTAATAGTATTTTCATCAATAAATAATGGTTTTGCTATCTTATCCCAATATGCATCAAAAACTTCACCAATATTATCCGCACCATTACCAATCAATCCTTCGTTTTTAATTGTATTACCAATTAACGCATTTTTAAATGTTTCATATTTTTTAGTGTCGGTAACATCATCAGAAACAATCATATATACTCTCCTAAAAACATTATTATCAAATGTCGACCCAGGGCTTAAACTAATATAGTCTTGATTAACACTAAAAGGTTCGAATACTTCTTCACCTGAAGGTAATTTATAAGGTAAAGGTAAAACTAAAGTTCCTGTATACGATTTACCGTTGTATGTAAAAGTATTTGCACTCCATACAATTTTATTAAATTCAGTAATTCCACTATTAATTTTTTTAACATCATTTTCAAGTTCAACTAAAGTATTTGTTGCTGGTGCCGAACTAGCGTCAACTTCTGTGGTTGGGTATAAGATGTATGAAAATACCTGTCCATTACTTTGTTGGTATCCATCAGTTCCTGTATTAGGGATTGCACTATATGTTATTGTGTTAATTCTTCCAATATATCCCATATAATTTTGTTGTACCGCAACCATACCATTTGTGATATTAGTTACCGCACTTTGAAATGAACTTCTTTTATTTTTAACAAAATTTGAATAGTTTTCTTTAACTTGTCTTATAAGTTTATTTGAAAACCTTTTAGATTTATCTGAAATAAATTGAATGAACGCCTCATCATCATTCTTAATATCTTTAACAAGTTGACCAAATATCTCATCAGTTCTTTTTTCTAAATTGTAAGACTTACCAAACAGAGTAGTTCCTGAAGTTTTTGTAATTAAAAAATTACCCTCAGTATATACTCGTTCCATCATCCATTGTTGACGAACGGCATTATTATATTGGTTAACCGTTTCTCTATTTTTATTAACAACATTTGTAAAATATGATTGAGTTTCTGTCACAACCTTATCCATAAAAATACTATAATTAATTGTACCTGTTTGACCTGTCTCGGTTATGACATTACTTGTTACAGTACCAATTGGTTTGTTATTGTTTTGGCCATTATTTGGTGTTGTTTGATTAAGTGTTGGAGGTGCAACATTACTTGGTGCTAATTTTAAAAATTCAGCATCAATAACTTTATAACTTAAATCAGTAGAATCAGCTCTATCATCATAAATTTCTGTGTTGGCATAATAATTGAATGTTAATGCGTTTTGCAATTTGTCAACAGATTCTTTTAATCCACTACCACCTACAAAGTTAAACCCTAATGTAATGTTTGCAATCATAGGTTGAACACCAATACCTTCTGGGTTAATATCCAAATTTTCATACTGGATACCCAAACTTGTTGGGATTATTTTTGTGTTATAAAAATCACCAACTCTTAATATTAAAACAGGTGGTGCACCAAACGAAGTATTTGTTGCGTCATTATAAACAGGTGTTGCAGCACCATTAATAGTTTTGATTGTCGGTATTGTATCACCAGGCCTCATGCATTGTTGTAAAAAAGTTAACCTTGAGTTAAGCCCTTCAGGAGTAATTGAGTGGAAAGCTGGTTGGAAGAATTTTAATTTATCTCTAAGGTTATCGTAAACCATTGGAGTTTCTTCTTTAATTGTTTCAAAATAATCACACTCGGATAATAAAGAACGTAAAACTCTCTTACTTATATTGTCTTTATCAATATACTTAGGTTCAATCGGAGGGGTTGTAACTGTCTTTGGAACATCATTAGGTACATTTTCAGTTGTTACTTTTGCTGGAGGTACTACTTTAGGCGCCTTTAATGTTGATTGTATGTTAGAGATATACGCTCTCCTACAAGCCATTGCCCTTGTTGTATAAACTTCTTTATTTTGTACAGTACTGTTACTGTTTCTACCATCATTATCACCACAAGAAACACTACTTCCTGGTACGAAAGTTTTAGTTTTGTCATCAAATTTCATTACTTGGGTATTCTCACCACGACCTTCACCAATTTTAACAATTAAATTTGTTCCGACATATTTTGTCATTTTACTATTACCTGTAATGAATATTGCCGCAGAATTAATTCTTTTTGCAGATAAAATATTATTATATGCCTGTGTTGCTGCGGGTGAAGTACTACTATCAATTGTAATTGTTACAACACCTTCTATCTTACCTTCAGAGTTAGCGTTACTTATAAATTCTTTTTCTAACGTATCAATTAGACCATCAAGTTTTTGTTTATTAGATATAACCACACTATCAAAAAACGAACTTGTTTGAGCTGAAGTTGTTTTTGATTGATATTCTGGTCTTTGTCCAATATAGTTATCATATAATGGAGTGAACGGTTGATTAAATTCTAATGGTCTGTTATTATCAAAATAAAAACCTACATTTTCAAAAGTTTTAAGTGTTGATTCAGGAGCACCACCAGTTCCCGTATCACTAGATAAATCAGGAGTTGTTTTAACCGTATTAATTGCAAACTCTAATTGTTCTTTTGATAGTTCTTTTGATGAAATTGCTTGTTGTATATCAAATAAATCGTTAGGTGATATTGTGTAATATTTTTTTGCAAGCTCATATAAATCATATTTTCTACATCCCGCAAAAAATGATTCTAAAATACTATCAACCCTAACCTTATTTGTTTCGTTAGCCAAAACTTTATTAACGATAACATTTAAAACTGATGGATGGTCAACCACTATTTTCCAAGTTAAACTACCTGTTCTAGTAGTATTCTTGTAAGTATATATTGGCTCTGGTCTACCTATAAATTCATTAGGTTGCCAATTCGCTTGCACGGTTTCATTAAATGTTAATCCGTATGGTGGGAACCACATAACTCTACCTCCATTTGGGCCTCTTTCACAAACAGGCAAATCCGCAACTGAAAATCCTGGAGTATTTGAAGTCGCCCATGCCAAATTTTCAATTGAAAACATATATTTTTTGGCATAAGCATTATTATATGTTCCAATCAAATTGGTTGAATCTTGACCACCTTCTTGTTTGTTTGGAGCAATGTTAAGATTATATGTCTTATCTAAAACCGAATACGAAAATCTTCTACCTTCAGTAACAATTCCATCTGTTTTTTGTAGGTCATTATATTGAAGATACGGAACATCTTTAGTAAAAACTCTGCAATATTCAGTTCCAACTTCTTGTCCAATAGCACCTGTATATTGTATAACCCTTGAACCTTTAGTTAATTCTTTATAACCATCATGGAA